AATCTTGTTCTTAAAACGATTACAGCTGCACAAGTTGCAGACAATACACTTACAGCCACACAAATAGCAGCTAATGCCATTGGTGCGTCTGAATTAGCCGACGATGCTGTTGATACAGATGCAATAGTTGACGGTGCTGTCACAAGTGCAAAATTAGCTTCAGGTGCTATTGCTTTTTCAAATATTACGGTTGCTGATGGCGACATAGCAGGAGCAAAAATTAGTTCTAATTCATTAACTGCAACGCAAATAGCGGCTAATGCTATTGGGTCAAGTGAACTAGCCGATGATGCAGTAGATACTAATGCAATAGTTAATGGGGCGGTAACTGGAGGGAAGATAGCTGCCACAACAATTACTGGTTCTAATCTTGTTAACAATACGATTACTGCAACTCAAATTGCAGCAAATACTCTTACTGCAAATGAGATAGCACCTAATGCAATAGGAGCAAGTGAATTAGCTGATAATTCAGTTGATACAGACGCTATTGTTGATGGTTCTATTACGAGTGCAAAATTAAACTCTGCGTCTATTCCTTATTCAAAAATAATAGTAAGTGATGGTGATATAGCAGGAGCAAAGTTAACTAGTGCAAGTGTTACTGCAACACAAATAGCTAATACAACAATAACTGGATCAAAGTTAGTTAACGATACTATTACTGGAACACAGATAGCAGCAAATGCTATTGGTGCTTCTGAATTAGCGGATGACGCAGTTGATACAAATGCAATTCTTGATTTAGCTGTTACAGATGGAAAGATTGCAAATACAACGATTAGTTATGGAAAATTAAATCTAGCTGATGGTTCTATTCCTGGGGCGAAAATCGCTTCAGGTGGGATTAGTTCAACACAGATAGCTACTAATGCTGTAACAGCAAGTGAACTAGCTGATGATGCTGTAGACACTGCTGCGATAGCAACAGGTGCTGTTACTTCAACAGAATTAGCAACTGATGCTGTTACCAATGCAAAGATTGCAAATAACGCTGTAGGGACAAATGAAGTTGTAGATGGTTCGATTACTTATGCGAAATTAAATCTTGCTGATGGAGATATCCCTAGTGCGAAGATTGGTGCAGGTGCAATAACAACAACACAATTAGCTAATAATGCAGTAGGTGCAGCAGAGTTAGCAGATGACGCTGTTGATACTGCTTCCATTGTTAATTCTGCTGTTACAGGAGCGAAGATTGCAGCGACAACAATTACTGGTTCTAATTTAGTTAATGGAACAATTACTTCTACTCAGCTGGCTGCTAATTCAGTTACCGCAAGTGAAATTGGTGCAAATGCTGTAGGGGCTTCTGAGTTAGCAGATGATGCAGTAGATACAGATGCGATTGTTGATGCTGCTGTTACTAATGCAAAAATTGCAAATACAACGATTGCTTATGCAAAATTAAATTTAAGTGATGGTGATATTGCTGGTGCAAAGTTAACAAGTGGAAGTGTTACCTCTACTCAGTTAGGAACAAATTCCGTAACAGCTAGTGAGTTAGCTGATAATGCAGTTGATACAGGAGCTATTGCTAGTGGTGCAGTAACAAGTAATGAAATAGCTACAGATACGATTCTTTCTGGAAATATTGCGGCAAATGCAATTACTGCAAGTGAGATAGCAAATAACGCAGTTACTACAGATAAGATTATTGATGGAGCGATTACAGCAGCAAAGCTTTCTGGAACGTTAAATAGTGCCACAATTGCAGATGATGCTGTTGTTACTGCAAAGATTGCAGACGATGCAGTTACAAGTGCAAAGCTTGCAGCAAATGCTGTTGACGCAGCAGCTTTAGCTAATAATGCAGTTGATAGTGGAGCTATAACAACAGGAGCAGTAGTTGAAGCAAAGCTTGGAGCAGGTGCTGTCACTGTTGGAAAGATTGCTGACGGTACAATTACACCAGCAAAGTTAAATACATCAAATCTTGATCGGTCATTAAATGTAGCCAGTGGAAATCTTGGGATTAATAATGCTGTTAGTGGGGGAGCTTCTACACGATCTGGAATTAGTTACAACGCAGAGGGGTTGATAACTGGAACTGTTGTTCTTGCTGCTAGTGATTTACCTAAAGCTACGACTTCAGCAGTTGGTGGTGTTTCTGTTGGTGCTGGTTTAAGTGTTACTGGTGCTGGTGCGTTATCTATTACTAATAGTGTTACTGCTAACACTGCTGGTGCAGTCAAGGTTACATATAACGCTCAGGGACAGATCACAGGCAGTTCTACTCTTGCTGCTGGAGACATACCTACAGCGACAACATCAGCCAAAGGTGCGGTACAGATTACATCTGGAGGCGGTTTAACTGTTGATGGATCGGGTAATTTAACAACCTCAACAAGTGGAGTTGGCGTTGGTACTTATCAATCAGTAGAAGTTAACGCAAAAGGTGTAGTAACAGCAGGCGCAGGTTTAACGGCAACATTAGTTCCTCCTTTACCTGCAAGTAAAATAACAAGTGGAAGTCTAGATGCTGCAAGGATAGCTAATGATTCTATTGATGGTACAAAATTAAGCAATTCTTCTACAGCAATATTCCAATCTATAGCTCAGAGTGGTTATCCAACAGCACAATTTAATGGACAAATATTATTTGATACTGTTTCTGAAGATGCATTTATTTGGGATGGTAACGCTTGGCAAGCAATAACGACTTTAACAAAAGGCTCCTTGGTCTTTGGTGGAACTTTTAATGCAAATTCCAGCCAAATGGTGGCGACCACTTCCGCAGGAATTGCGGCTGGTTTAGCAGTTGGATCTAATTTACCTACTCCTTCAGCAACTACCGATGGTGTGTATGTCGTAGTTTCTACTTCTGGAACGCCAAGTGCTCCAGCTCCAGTTGTTGCTTTAGCACCTCCTGATTATGTTCTTGGAATAACAAATAGCGCAGGTAGTAGCTGGAACGAAGTTGATCTATCTCAAACCGTAGCAGGACAAGTTGCAAGCAATATAACTTTCACTCCTTATGGTCAACTTGCAGCAACTAATGTTCAAGATGCGTTGCAAGAATTAGAAACAGAAAAGATGGGTTTTGCGGGTGGTACACTAACAGGTCAGCTACTTGTTGGTAACACTGGAAGCCTTGTTTTTGAAGGATCTAGTATAGATGCATTTGAAACAACTATTGGAGTTGCAAATCCAACTGCAAGTGACAAGACAATACTTTTTCCTGATGTTTCTGGAAATGTAATAACAAGTGGCGACACTAATACTGTTACATCAATAATGGTTGATGGAAGTTTAGTTAATACAAATTTAGCTGCAAATGCTTCTATTGCTCTTAGTAAATTACAAGCGGTTACTTCTGCTCAAATCATTGTTGGAAATGGATCAAACGTTCCAACAGCAGTAGCCGTTACAGGTGATATAAGTATTAATAATGCTGGACTTACATCGATTGCTACTGGAGTCATTGTTAATGCTGATATTTCTGGATCGGCTGCGATTACAGGTTCAAAGGTCACAACTGGAACGACAAGTGCAGTTGGTGTTCTTCAATTAACAGACAGCGCAACATCTACTTCTACTTCTACTGCTGCTACTCCTGCTGCTGTCAAGATTGCGAAAGATGCTGCTGATGCTGCTGCTACAACAGCTAATGCTGCGTTACCTAAAGCAGGTGGAACACTTACAGATAACTTAATTATTGATAATGGAAAGGAATTAAGACTAAGCGAGACTGATGGAGATGGATCAAATTACACAGGATTAAAAGCACAGGCACAGACAGGAGATATAACTCTTACTCTTCCCGCTGTTGCCCCTACGGCTAATCAGGTGCTCAAAGCTGATGCGTCAACACCTACAACACTTACTTGGGCAACTGACGCTGCAACTGACGCAACAAAAATGCCTCTTGCAGGTGGCACGTTTACAGGAGATGTCACTTTTACTGGAGATGCTTCAAATGGGTTATGGGATAAGTCAGCAAGTGCGTTTGTTGCAAATATCACTGGAGATTTAACTGGAGACGTAACTGGTAATGTCACAGGTAATACTTCAGGT